GAAAGTGATGGTTCAATCTTTGTGAGCGCATGGTCATCTGCCTTGATAATTTGCATCGCAACTTCCTTCTCTGCCGCAATTCGTTCCGGTGTTCTCGGGGCGACTGGTGCAACAGGTGGGGGCGAAGCTGGGATAGGAGTAGGTTCTGGTTTGTCACTGCCACGGGGCGGTTCAACATCCAATTCCTGTCCACCTTGGGATACCTTTTTCCCGAAAATGTTTCCGCCGCCAGATGGTTCCTTATCCGATTTTGGCAAAGATTCATCATCTTCATCATCAGGTGGAGTTTCGTCTTTTGGAAGTTCCCGCTTGACTGGTTCTTTTGCGGGTTCTTTTTCTCGTGGGGCGGGAGGTTTTGGATTATCCTTAACATACTTGCCGGGGTTCTCTTTGAACGCCTTGGCCATATGTTGTGGAGAGGGCCATGTTACCAAAATACCGTCTTCTGCACGGTATGCTTGCCTATCAGGGTATTTACCCTCAACCATGTGGTTGGTAACGTGGATTGCTGCTTCTTTTGTGATACCCTTCTTAACGAAATAGTCACGAAGAGCATTCATGTGTTGCTCTTCTTCCATGCGGAAAATACCGTCACTAATTCGCTCGTCTAGGCAGACTTCAGCAAAAACATTGTCTGTAATTCGTGCCATATCCTTGAAATATAAATATCAAAAGGATATTCAAAAGATGTTATTTTAGAACGTCAGCAAAGCTCCATGATTCCAAAATTATACCTACCGAATTCTAGGACAATGGCATCAATGTTTGGTAGAGCATCATCTTTGGTTAGTATGCGGGATATATCATTACAAACTTTTCGATTGATACGTACACCGTTGCCACGGATTGCTTTTCGTGCTTCACCCATACTATCGCAGAGCGTGGTGGACACGAGTGCTTCCATTAACAAAATCTTGTAGTCACGACTCATTGCGGTCTGTGCATACCCAAAAATGGTAATCCCATCGTGGTCTGGCCAAAGCACTTCCTCAACCCACTCTTTTGGGTCAAGTTCGGATACCATCTGGCACTTTTCAACTGGGGTCATACGTTAACCAAATGGACATCGTGATAGGAATTGCCAATATAGGTCTTCATGGGGAACATGCCATTACAGCTCATAAGTTGCCGTATATGGTTGAGAGTAGGAAGTCCGTCGTCCTTGTGGAAGTCATAGAGCACAGCGTCGTAGGTATAAAGGACTGCTTTGGTCTTTTTACCCCGAAGAAAGTTCAAAACTGTCTGAACTTGAGGAATGGAAATCTCTCCTTCAACTGCCTGCATGATGTAATTGAAAACCTTGGTGGGACTAGGGTCTTGGATATGCTTATCCGTAATCCTTCTTTTGAAAATGGGAGTTTCGATGTAACCATTCTTCTGAAAAAAGTCCCATTGCTCGTCTTCGTAGGTCTTTAGATTGGCGAGATACTTGATGTGAGAGTATTGGTCTTCCACGCCGCCATAGAGTTGTCGGAACGTAAGTTGTTTGGCGTTCTTTATGTCAGTCTCATCAACTTCCTTCTTTTGGAAATAGAGTTTTGCAAGGTATTCATATATGTCCGTCTCAATCGGAATATGATACTTTGTCAAGTTGCAAATGATGCGTGGATGGAATGCAGTGTAATCTACAACCACCATTCTTCCATCCTTGCCGTGGCGGGACGTGAAGCAAGAGCGGGAACCATCGCTATGATTCATCGCCGCATAATTGATTCCTCCATACCTATTACTAGGTCTGCCCGTAGATGTATAGACGTTGTACTGACTGAATACCAACCCATCTTTATTGGGTCTTGCTTCAAAATGCTTTTCAAACAATGAAGCATCCACGAAAATTCCATTCTTCTCAATTTCCCCGAGGGTTCCAATGATGCCATTGAAGGCATGGTATGAATCGTTGACTTCAAACTTGCGAATCATTTTCTCAACACTGTCGCACATGTCATCAAATGCTTCCTTATGTTTCAGCAAAGGAATTGCCCGATTAACCTTTCCATGTCCATGACAGTTCCGCCGAATAAAATTGTGAGCGGGGGTTTCAAAATCTATCAAGTCAAGAACCTCGTTTTTCTTCAGAAACCCACAGAGATTAGCATCAAGAATACCCGGCAAATCTAGCAGTTGTGTAAAAGATTTGCGGTCTAATGCCCACATGCGATTGGTCGCTCTACGCAAATAGTTCTCAACAAACCATCCAGAATCTACATGAGGTTTGGAATCGGGGTGATCAAAAGAGAAGTGGTAAGTCCTTCCAGTTAAGACATTTCGGACGAAAAGAAGACTCGGAGAATTGTTAGCAGAATGAACACCGTCTTCAAGGGGAACGATGTGTACAATCAAATCCCCGGCGAGATTCTCGGCTTGGAAGCGATTGCAGTCTGAAATTGTCTCTAGCATCAACCACGGATGATAGCAGCAGACGTGCCTAAAGTCAACTTGTTTTTGTGGTTGGTATGCCCAAGCGAGCCTTGATATGCTCTCTTAATGGAATGATGCCCGCTGTGATGGTGGTAGTCCACTTACCCGCTTCAAGCGACTCTTGAACATCCACGATTCGGAACACAATGTTGTTTTCTGAATATGGTTCTGGTAAATTGCGGACGAGGAACATCATGAAAGTTCGCAATCCACCAATACCTTGAATGGTGAAGTTTGCCTGAATACCCGGCATGATGCCAGTATATTTTGGATTGAATTCTTCGTCCACATCATCCAAAAGAAGTTTCGAAACATCACTAGATGGAAGTGCTAAACGACGAATAACCACCTTCCCATTCACCTTCATCGTCATCTGATAAGTTCCACCACATGGGGAAAGTTGTTGTAGAGAACGCATGGTCTCCATAAATTGTTCGTCGGGAACGGCGGGAGGGTCTTTGGTCTTGTTATCGTCATCTTTTGCCAAACGGTCACGGAACTTGTAATCCAAAAGTTCATTATCTCCGTTCGTTACGACCACATTCTTGTCGGGTTGGTTTGTCTGAGCGTAAATTGTGCGGATTGCCTGTGCATTACTCAGAGTAGGTTTGAATCCAAGTCCTTGCAACAAGCTGTCGGCGTCAAAATAATCAAACGTAAATGGTATGCCGGTGTTGGCAGTATTCATGAAACGATAATCCACAATCTTCATGGTTGCGGGTTCATTCTTTGCCTGCCCCGCTCTTCCAGTTCCAGAAACAAGACGAAGATCCCAAAACCCACCCGCTGCGTCGCCGATTCCCGTAATCAGTTTATCAATGAGTTGAGTGTAGGTCTTGATGCTAGAATCAGTTACCACCGATTTTAAGAATGCCGTGTTGATGTAAATGTCTTTAAGATATCCAGCGTAACGAGCAGGATATGGTTTGGAATTGGGTTCGGGAGTTCTGACAAATGCAAATGGGAATGCAAACTTTCTACTGGTGTTGACTGTGTTCTCATAACGAACTCGGTTTATGAGTTCGTCCAGATTATCTCTCAATGCGCCAGTGCTCTGCCCACAAATCTTAAACACACGATAATCCGCAAGCTGTTGTTTTTTCTTTGCCGTGACATAATCCTTGATTGCAATTTCAGGATTAGTCGCATTGTTCAATACCGCAAAATCATTCTTTATCTTCGTCAACTCTGCCGCTGATTTTTTACCAGTGGTCTTGTCTTCATATCCATATTTTCCGCTAAAATATTTCGGAGCTTCTGAGTTTGGAATAAGGATAACAGTGCCATCACCGGAAATCAAATTTGGGTGGGCGGTAATGACAACATCATCAATGTCCACTCGAAATATTTCCGCATTCTTATTGAAAGACTTCAGAGGTTCAACATGGAAATTGATAATCTCCATGACCAATCCAAGATTCAACCACGTCTCACTCACGTCTTGTTTTCGGTCAAAGTCCTCCTTCTTGTTGTCGTTGGTTTTTGGGTTCTTGGTGTTTTCTTTATTACGCCCATAAAAAACTCCATAAACATAGTCCTTCCACGTTGATGCGTTAGGATGTGACTTGGGTGCGGGATTTGGAAAATGCTTCTTGATGTATCTTATGATTGGCGCAAGTTCGGAAATGTTTTCGGGGTCGCCGCCACGGGCAGTAGAAACTTCTTTGAAAAGTGGGAGTTTCTTGTCAATGAATTCAGTAAGACTTCCGAATGGTTGAAAATCCTTTGGTTCTCCCTTATCATCCTCAGTCTTGTTGACGGAACTTGCGTCCACAACAAGTCCAGAGTAAATTCGGTCTTGAGAAGTGATTTCCGTCTTGCACTTAAACTTGTTTCCTTCAACTGCCCACTCAAAGTGAGTTATGCGTCCCATAAGAACATCATAATTTCCCTTGGACTTTAGAATGTGCTCGGTGTACAGCGGATATGGATTGTTGTTCAGTTCTTTCAACCCACCGATGTCGGTTAGATCAATCAAACAATCAGGATTGAAGTGGTTCCATCCCCATTCCAAAATACAGGATATGCCGGGGACAAGAAAATATGGCGTCATGTATTCCAACTGGGCCTTGGAAAAACATACCCATTCCACGGTTGCCCGACGAAATAGTTCTTTTTGAATAGTAACGCTTATCTTTTCAATTTCGGGAACTGGTGTATGAATTGGATGGTTGCTGGAACGAAGATCGTTTTCAATAGTGTGGGCATCTTTCCCGTTTGGCAAATATCCAATGATGCTCTCAGGAGTTCCGGTTGTGCTTTTGGTGAACCCATAACCATCGTAAAAATTCTTTCCACCGAAGAAGACAAACCCCTCCTTGGTTTGTATTGCATTGCCACGGCTGTCTCGCTCTTTACCTACACCATTGGAACAGAATCTTACCCACGGAGTCATTGGCCCACGGTATTTATTCCACTCTCCAAGTTCTCCGCTTTTATCATCCCATCCACCCTTGCTTCCGTTTACATATACAAAGCTGCGGTTCACCTTTCGGCGATTGAGTTCTGCCTGTATTTCTTCGGGAATATTACTTGGTTCCCACGGGATGATTGGAGGCACTGCCATAACTTGTTATGAATTCAAATTGTTAAACTGATTGACGATGTTGCTGATGTCCACAGGAATTCTTAAAGTAAGTCCTGTAGGTACACTCATACGACCCTTTCCGATTTTGTTTACATTCGCAATAATCCAATATAGGGTTGGATCACCATAGTATTTGTATGCCAAAGTATCAAGATAATCTCCCTCGTTGGAAATCACTTGAATATCGGTTGATGAAGGAGGAACAGGTGGATAGATGGTAGTCTTATAGACACGCTTTCCATCATACCTATCCTTAATGGGAATGTTATTATATCTCCTCATGTTATGCCAATCCAGCGTTTCGGTTAATGTTTCTTTGGTCCGGCGTTCCCGAATCAATCAAGACTGGAGTCTCGTTTTTGATAACATTAACCACCAGAGATTTCTGAAATTTATTTGGCTCACCGCCCGTTGGAAGAGCATTGGTATTCCATGTTTGCCAGTCTTCTGTGCGGGGTGCGTGACCAAAGTTTGCTCCACCAACCACCGCTCTTTCTTTTTCAAGAAGAACCAGTCCGAGTGTAATATCCACGGTTCGGGGCAACTGCCCATACAAAACCTTTGACGAATACATATAGGATGCCAAGTGCTCCCACTGCTGACTGTTAAACTCATTTTGAGTCTCCCACGAAGCATCATCAGGAATTGCGGTAGTGATTGATTGAATCAACACAGGTTGGTCTTTATACAAATCTCCAATTGTCATCATTACCATAGGAGGAATCATGAAGCGATTTATGGCTCCATTATACTTGCTTGTGGTATAGTTGGCGGGCTTGACCAAGGTGGTTAAATAATTGATTCTCTGCCATGTTGGGGCAAGCTCTGCCAAACTTCCAATCACAATGTTAATGCTCAACGAAGCATTTCTATTGAACCCTCCATACGAATATACCTTGTCTGCACGACCAATGAATGGCATTTCTTCCCATGATGCATTGCTGGCTTCAGACAATCCTTTAATCGCCGCACGAAATGGAATGTATTTCTCATTCACCACGTCATAGAAATAAAAGGCGATTTGGTCATCTTCATATGGTTCCCACTTGTTCCATCCTTTGAGCTTGGAATTCTCAATCTTCATGCTCTTGTCCAAAACATTCAGTGTATTGATTGCATCAAAATGTCCTGCGGTTGGAAGTTTCTTGGAGAACCTAACATCACCAGTAAGTGTGTTATCAACAACCGTGATGCCACGATAATCTTTCATGACACCATCTGGGAAATTCATCGCCGATTTGCCCTTGGCATTGGAGGCAAACAGTCGGTCATATCCATTTTTACTGGACAACCCGCTACTTATCAATCTGGCATCATCCGGCACCGAAACTCCATACAATCCTCCACTGGCTGTTTTCAATTTTTCAAGCACCTTGAGAAGTGAAAGATTCTGCTTGCTGATTTGGTCTTGGTCGTTTCGCTTGGTTGGGAAATCTTGTTTCGGGTCAGCATACTCCTTGAACTGAAGCATGATGTCGGAGTTGGTATAAGAATCTCCTCTTGGGTCGCTGATAGCAGAACCAACCAAATCTCCATAGCGATACCCCGGCTTGTTGGCGTCTCTGCTTTCCTCAACTCTATATCCAATTGCACCAATTGCGGAGAACGATTCATCAAATCCTTCGGCGGCATAAACAATTTTGTAGCTTCGCATTCCATTGGCGTCATATCTGACAAACACCTTGTAGGAATGTGGAACTTGACCTTCTTTACGCATGGTCGTTCCACCACCCATCCATACCTGCCCAAAATCAAACTCTGCGAATGATGCTCCGGTGTAAGAGAATTTTTTCTTACCACCACCAATCATCAATCCATATGCTCCCTCATCACTTCGTTGTTTGATTCCATCTTGCTTTTGAGGTAGAAAATTAGCAAAAACCGACTTGAATACGCCTGCTGCAACCGAACTAAACGTTTTGTTGGTACTCAATCCCTTGCCCAACGGTGGCCATGCGGCATCCAAGTGTGCCTTGGCGGAAGTGGCGGTTCCGGCACGGATTAGACCCTTTCCACCAGTTGTCTCCAATGGACCTCCCAAAAGGGCATCAGGAGCGGTTCCATCAGGTTTAGAGACCTTTGGTTCTCCTAGTATGAGGTTTGGTATGGTATTGCCGATCAAAGTCCTTGCAATGCCTCCTAGACCCGCAGAAGTGTCAAAATTACGCTGTGGACGGACTGAACCAACCGCCAACCCCATTCCAGCTGCAATAATTGTGGAAGAAGGGTTATAAATACGGGTTTCATTGAAGGCATTGCCGGTTTGGAGCAAAAATTGCTTGGCAAGGAATGGAATACCACGACCCGAACCAAGAAACTTGGATACACGAATTACATCAATAGGTCCAGACCCAAGCGGAAATAGACGACTATCATATTTCGCCTCTGCCATCTTCAATCCGCTCAACCCTTTACCCGCATCTTCAATCCCAATCCAATAGAATGGTTCCTTGGTAAACCCATTGATTAGGGTGGTATTATAATCAGCATAGGGAGACAGACGATTATGAAGAGACTTGTGGTTGGTCCCATAAATTATCGCAAGCTTTCCCGGCAACGGTTGGGTAGGATAATTTGCAGGCTTCTTAATCAGTGCCCAAGTCGGTTGAAATGTTTGTTGACTTCCCATATAGATAAGTATCTTAGACCTTGTTCACTCCGTATCCGCCACGGAATTCAGTTTGCCTTGCCAGAGTCGCACTCAACAATTGTCCATCCATATTGATACCAATCTTTCCAGCTTCCAGATTTGCATTCAAAGTATTGATGGCCATCAGAATATCCTGAAGAAGTTTGTCGGAGTTATTTGACTCCTTCTTGTCTGTAGCAGTCTCACCTGTCTTATTTGTGGTAGCACCTGCTACAGTGGTTCCTGTGGGAGTGACCGTGACTGCCGGAACATATGCCGCCGCAATTTTCGCTTCAACTGGTTTGTTCAAAAGTCCACTAACACCACCACGAAGTTTTTCTGCAACCTTTCCCATACCGGGAATTTTATCTGCAATCCACGCCATTCCTTTGCGAAACGGTGCAGTCAATGCATCATACATCATCGCTCCAACCGAGACAATTCCTTTTAGTATGCTAAGACCAAGTTCGGATGGAGAGAATCCAAGCCATTTCTTAATTCCGGTCCATGCCTTATTAAATGTTTCCACAAGTGCGGTTCCAATTTGTGGAACTATATCTTTAAGATACTTGAAAGCCTGAACAATCAGTCCTATTGGAGTGGTCCACTTCCACAGGAATGTGGCAATAGGTCCGACATATCCCCACAACCATTTTACCTTCTCAACTATCCAATCAAATCCGGGAATGATTGCTCTGAGGGCACCCATGACTGCACCCTTTAACTTGTCCGCAAACGAACCAGTGACAGAGTTCCATCCACTAATTGCTCCATAGATACCTTGGAACGCCGTTATAATCCAACCAATTGGTCCGAGAATTTTGAGGAATGGACTTATGAACTTGGCGAGTGGTCCTATCCACGATCCGATAATACCTCCAACTTTGAGAAGTGGAGATAGAAACTTTCCAACCCATCCCAATAAGGTCTCACCAATCCCCGCAATTTTGAGGAAGAATCCAGATACTTTTGAAAACCCCTCTGTCCATGTCGCCAAGGCAAGTCCTACACCTTGGAATGCTTTTGCAATGGATACAGTTATGGCATAGATTCCAAAAAAACTTCTTCCCACATCAATAGCCATCGGAACAATTGATAGAAGAGCATCAATAACCGGGAGAAATACCGATGCTGCTTGAGCAACTACTTCATTCCATTTATTCGTAATTGCCGTTAAGCGTTGTTGATTTGCTTGTTGCTGAACCATCAATCCAATATCTTTGGCACGGTCTTTGGATTGAGTTTCGTTCATCTTCAACAACTTATCATATGCTTCAATCTGCGCCTTAATCTTTGGGTCTGAGGAACGTCTAGCTGCATCCCACTGCTTCTCTGCTTGGACCATCTTGAGCAATTCTTCTACACTCTTACCCGTGGCACGAGCAAATGCCTCTTGTTGGAACACGTCCAGATTTTCAAAATTGATGTTACGAGTGATACGTAGAATTTCTTTTGTAGAACCTACAAGGTCACGATTGTATGCTAATTGACGAGCACGTTGTAAATTTATGGAACGTCCGAGTAAGACCGATGCTTCCATTTCGGCATTGATGTTGTCCGAGAAGTTTAAGATTTCTCGTCCACTCTTAGCCATTTCGCCAAGACTTGTGTTCATTCTCCTTGCTTCGATTGAAGCACGAAGTATTTGATTTGGAACTCGTGACACCATTGTTAGAGTTACACCTGACATCTTGGCGATGTCACGCATAATATCAGGAAGTGGAACCCCAGCGGCAGCTGCCATATCTTGAGCAATATACGCCATGTTTTCCTGCGCCTGCATAGTGCTCTTGGAAACCGCTGCCATATTCCTGAAGAATCCTGCGCTATCTTCTTCTGCTACTCCTAATTGTGCTTTTAGAAGTGCGGTTGTTTTTACAAGACTCTCAGATGCAAGATGAACACTTCCCATTTCCTTGCCCAATGCAAGAACCGAATTGTAAACTCCATCTATGGTAACGCCGACATGCATGAAGTTGACTGCAAGTTTTTCAGCCATGACACGTATGTTTTTTACGTTATCACGCACCGCTCCCATCTTCATTCGGAAAGACTCTGCGGCCTTATCCATTGATTGAAACAGATTCCATGCTTGGCTCAAAAAGTATATCCAAGGTATCATTGCCTGTTTGTTGATCTTAGAAATAAGATCAAACTCAGCATTGAGTCCTGCCAATTCTTTTCTGATAGAATCCTCTATGTTCTTGGCGTTCTTTTTATCAACCCCACCAACCGCCAGTGCGGTAGCCTTTTCGGCAATGAGTAAAGATTCCTTACTCTTTTTTATAGTGTCGGTTAGTTCACGCTGCCGCTTAATTCTCGCCATCAAACCCTTGTCAAGACTTCTTTCGAGACCGATAATTTCGTGGATGGATTTGTTCTGTTTGGCAAAGAGTTCCCCAACCTCCTCTTGGATGTTTCGGTATTCCCTCGCACGGGCGAGCAAGTCACTTGACGGAGTTTGTTGAATTGGGTCTGGCATAAGTCATGAATCCACGTCTATAAATATGGTGCTAGATGGATTTTACCCCTTGACAAATTAAAAAAATGGCGTATAGTGACCCCATGAATGAAATTATCGAACCGATTGTACCAGTTGAGAGCTGGGCAGATGTGGTGAAGCGGGTATTGGGGACTATCGGCGGCGTTATGTTGCTTGGGATGTTCGTAGGATGCCTGTTCGCACCCATTTTCGGGAACTTCATTGAAGACCGTTTAATGCGGGATCCAGATGGGTCGTATGTCAGAATGTCGAGAATGCCCGACATCGCACGTAAGATGCTGCCTATTCGCATCGGACTGTGGGTCATCAGCATTGCTGCATGGTCGGCACTCATCCTTTTGAATCTGTTCTGGAAGTACGGCAATTAACGGTTGATTGCCGGACCTTTTGCCATCTGCTGGGGTTGAGCATCATTCTTGCCCTTGGCAGATTCGTAGTGACTCTTTTCCTTCTCTTTTAGGTTCACCAATTTGCGAACGTAAAATGTTCGGTATTGCACCGGCATTTCGTACACAGCGAAGTATTCAATGTTGCCGTAATGGGCAAGATCGAATATCAACTCATGGAGCTGGATTTTGTAGTTATCCGTTAGGCCAAAAAAAGCCCACACCCATAGGTGTTTCCTCCTTCCGCTCAAGTCCGCAATGGATGCAAGAGAAGTCAAAAGAGGAGTCAATGTCGGGAAGCGTATCACGGATATGCTTGCGGAATGCCAAACTGTCTTTTGACAACAGTTCATCATTTACAAATTTTCGGATTCGGACCTTCTCGCTATTACCATCAACGGCAATAATAAGATGACTCAGACGAGTCGTAACCTCACGGGTGAAGTCCTTGGAAATCTTTTCCATACCCTTGAGTTCTTGCTCAATAGCAGTCTCATCCTTTTTGCTCAGAATCTTAAACGACAGCGTGACGCCAGATGTTGGGAGTTTGAATTGGAATGAGTTCTGTCCCTTTGGGTATGCTTCAAAATCAAACGGGCGACCATCCATCTTTCCTAGATCGATGGAGACGGAGTTCTCCTTACCACAACGACCACATGAAAGAACTGCATCATAAGCATCGCCATATGCCAAACGACGAATTGCAAAAAACGCTGCATTGCGGTCACAAGTCAACATTTCATCAAGATTGATTGATTTGTCAATGACTACCGATTCCAAAAGTTTGTCAAGCACGATGTTCTTCGTGATAAGGTTCTTGGAGGTAAGAATGTCTTCTTCCTTGGCGGTCATCTGCTTGAGTTCAAGCGTGCCAGATGCAAGTGGATTGTCGGTTGGATAAAACCATCCCTTGCTTGGCAAGTGAATAACTTCGGTTGGAAATTTACTCTCCGCTTTTTGTGGAAGTGGAGACGGATTTGCCACGCTTGGACCTGCGCCCGGGCGTGTAATAGGAATGATTTGGTCTTCTGGCATAACTGTTATATGATTGTTACCTGTGCAAATACATAGGAAACAAATGAAACTTTTGAATTATTATATTCGTGCGCCCTTGAGACGTTGTAGGTCTTTGGTAGCATTTGGAACATCAAAGCGTTTCTGTTGGTCCAACTTCTTCTTATTGAATTCCATCTCTTTTTTCTTAGCATCCAACTCAACCTGCTTTTGCTTTATTTTTTGTTGACGCTCGTGCTCCTTGTCTCTATCCATCTTTGCCTTCTCTGCCGAAGACATGGCGTCCACAGGAGGAGCACTTGGGTCTAGTGTTGGGTCAACATCTGAAGTGCTTGTGCTGCTGGTAGAAGACATGGAAGTAAACTCCTTCAACACTGAACGAGTAATGTGCCGAATGAGTTCTTGAAGCTGGGATTGTTTCATCTTACTTCTTATCCAAAATTTCGTTTACTGCCTGCTTGATCATTTTCTGAAACTTTTCATCAATGCCATATGCAGGAGATGCTTGACCTTGAGCTGCCATGCGCTTTCCAAAATCTTGGGCACTGGCGGTTGAAGGATTGAAGTCTTGTGGAGGAAGAGTAGAAACCGGGGTTCCTGTCAATTCAGCTGGAGAGACAGAAGAATCTTTTGCAACCTGCAAACTCTTGTCGGCCATGAGAAAAATTTCATCGGATGCTGGGTCATATTTTCCGAGGTAAAGATAAGTTGTTGTGTTTGGGTTCTTCATGGCATCCTTGACCATACGAACGGTTGACAGCGCAACCTTGACTTTTGACCCTGCTCTTTGAGCACCCGTTCTGTGAAGCTCACGTTCAATACTCGCATCATCGGTAGCACGAATAGCAATTCTCTCAATCTTTGATTTGTCTTTTGGATTTACGAGAACTACCCCTCTGAGGTCGGCGGATGGTGGAGGAGTTTCTGGTTCTGATGGCTTTTCATCGGCTGGAGATGGGTCTTTGGGAATCTCAGGTTGGTCGGCAGTGCCTTGTCCGTCTTCAGGAGGGGCGGCGGCACCTTGAGTAGGTTCATCAACTTCATTCACTTGTGACAATACTTCACGAACGCAGTGTCTTACTAGATATTCCAAAAGTTCTTGCTTCATATACAGAGGTTCCTTGCTAGTTTATAAATATCGTTAGTAGGAGTGAAAGTGACAACAAAAAACCCCCACCCGAAGGCGAGGGTTTTAGAGCGAAGGATTTCTTAGTACTGCAAGATGGCGTAGTCGTAAGACAACTGCAAAGTGACAAGCACGGGATCACCCATGTCTGTCCAGTTCAACTCACCACCGTCAAAGGATGTTGGGAATGCGCCTTTAAGCGTCCACTCTTCAACCTTATCACCTACTGGACCGAGCACGTCAATGGTGACTTCCTTTTTATAGAAATCTTGGTATCCGTCACGACCCGTTACTGATTCGTGGGAGAGACGAAACCACTCAAAAGTTGTTTGGGCAGCACTTGGCACAATGGGGTCATACAACTCAATGGTGATTTGATCCCATACCGTCTTACCCTTGTAAAACCATTGTAGATTGATATAGTCCACAGTCTTACGTTCCTGTGTCCACTTTGGTCTGTCGGTCTTGCGAATGAGGTAGGTCGGAATGCCGTCAATATACATCAGGAAACGATTCTTCGTCTTCGGTTCCCAAATCGTATAGAACATCTCGTTATTTGTCAGTAAGTCTGCCATAGGTTAAATCCTTATTGTGCTCGGTCTCTGGTTATAAATATAGTCCACCAGAGGAAATAAACGAGAAAAGTTCATTTCCTCACGTAGGGTTCAATCTGCTTATCCAGCAGGTTGTATTGATGCCCACCCTTATCAAACTTGACCCGATATACATAAGTAGAACCCTCTGCCCATTTTTGGGATTCGTGGGGTTGTTCCTTGTGAGTTATTATACCCACCGTTCCCTTGGGAACTGCGATTTCCCCACGATTGTAGGGGTCAATGTCAATTGCTGCCCGAACCCGACTACCAATCTCACCCGGCTGAATCAGCGACTTGTCCATCTGATAGATGTTGTTTGGGTCATAAACACACACTTGGTCGCCATCCAGAAGACGAGATATTCCCTTGCCCTTATACCACACCGCCTCATACTTTTCCTTGAGTTGGTTGGTCAGATTGATGGTTGCCCGAAGTCTCTCATCCTTTATGATGTTGAAGTCTTCCCTACCAAACATCACATTCTTGTCGTTTGTATCATAATGTGGTTTGTAGTCATATCCATTTTCCATCCACCATTTCATCATGGTGCGGGGAGACCCAAAATTGATTGTTTCCAAATGTGGGGCGTCAATGAAATAGGTCTTGTTTCCTACCAGTGTGCCGTGGGAATACTTCTTGGCAATAGTTTTGGAAGTCGTAAAGTAAATTCCAAACCCAAGCATATGAATTGGAGCGGGAATTCCTCCGTCGTAATTGCTGAATTCAAATCCATTGGAAACATTCCCACTTCGTTCCTTGCCAACGAAAATCTTGAACCCGTCTTGGTCAATCTTCTCACGATTATTCGACGTGGTGCCGTGATAGACTGGACCAAACAACTTCCTGTCAATCGCAGTCTGAAGCGATATTTTCTTTACTTCTTCACAAAGCAATGACTTCAGAGTAATCATTATGCAGTTGTCTTGATAAACTTGAATGCAGCGATTGCCCCTTTAATCGTGGGTTTTACTTGCATTGCTCTGTGGGTATTACAAACATACCACATTTTACCCTTAACCTCCGACTTCCAAACAGCAGGAGTTTTCTCTCCATTTGGACCATGATGCCACGTAGCATCCGCCGACATAACCAATTGACGCTCTTCATCAGTAAGAGGTTTCTTGTTCTTCTTTAGCGTCTTCATCACAGGAGATTCTGAAAGAAGTTTAGCATTTACATCTTCATTTCTCTGTAATTGTCCCGAAGATTTTTCGACGATAGATCTCAGGTGCATGAAGTAGATTTTGAGCGGTCTTCGGACATGCCCCTTTATCCAATACTTCAAATTCGTCACATAGTAATCCATAGTTTTCGGAAATGGAGCGGGTATCAAGTTTAGAATTTTCATCTGAAAATCATGCTTGGACATTTTTACCGTGGTATATGTTTTAGAATCCTCATAATCTTCAGTTCCCTTTTTAAGTGGAAGGGGGCGGGGTGGATGAATCTTTTGTGGAATGATGAAAGTTCTCAGTTTTTTACTAGGTACATCACCCCAACCCGTGCTCGCTGTGGCGGTTCGTCCACCACCAACAAGTGATATGGTTGTAGGTCCAAACTTGGACTTAATCTCAGTATCTTTTTCATTCAAAAGTTCTTCTATCAACATGTGGACAGATTCGTTCAAACTTTCAGATGGCATCTTGGGAGTTTTGGGAGCATCTTTACTCTTGATTCTCCATCTTTCACCGGGTATGTGCAATCGGTCTTCTTCGGGAATGCCCGCACCATATCCCTCTTGAACAGGAGCGTTTATGTATGCCATTCGCTTCTTCATCTCCGTATCAAATAAAATGAAATCCGACATTGCTCTTTCAACTCCTTCGGGGTCTTCATGGGTTTGGGCAAATTTCCACGACCTTGTTGCTTTCTCACGCATCGACTTCAAATTATCAAGCGTCATCATAGAAAGTTTTGAGTCTCCTTTATACAATGCTGAAGGAAGAGGATATCTTGATTTGATGTCTTTCTGAGTTACTTCGTTAAGTTTTTGAAGTGCCTTTCGGACATCTGCCAGTGTGTATCTTCCCTGTGGAATTTTTCCAAGAATTTCCTCTGAGGATGGCATTTGGAATCCCATCTTGTTCATGTGCTCTGGATTGCTTGAAAATTTATCTGCACCATCATCCACTTGAACGTAGTTTGACTCTGGAAAAGAATCATCTCTCTGAACCGTTATTCGTATGGAATCATCCTTGAGAGTTGGAATACTCTTCCTGATAAGTTCGTCCTTGGACATATCCTCTGCCACGGTCATCTCTTTATCATAGGTCGC